AGCACGTCCTGGCGGACATCGATCGCCGCGATGTCTCGCTCGATCATGTCGACCAGACACGCGGAGATGTAGCGGCTCTGGCATTCGGACTGGAAGATGACGCTGCCGCCATGCGCTACAGGCACCAGACACACGAATTTGGAGCCTATTGAGCGGCTCGCCTTCCCCGGCCGGCACGAAAAAGCTGTCGCTGATCTCCATGTTCCAAGGATATTTGGTTGGTCTGCCACCAACAGACTTTCTCGGAGGCTTTGGAATGCCAGCCTCCACTTGATATTCCGAGGTCATCGATCTCTCCTTGGCTTCGGTTGTCATGATGGCGCATTCTGAACCGCGCCGGCCTTGGTGTCAAGCGCAAAAAGTGCCCCAGGTATTTTCTACGCTTGACAGCCGTTCCCCCGTGTGGCAGGATTACGGCATGAACGATACATGGTCCCTGATCGACGCCATCGCCGCAGGGCTTGGCGTCAGTAAGAACAATCGGCGGATTTGGCGGCAGAAAGGCGTGCCCGCCAAATATCATTTTCCCATCATCGAGGAGGCGCGCCGACGGCGCAAGAAGCTGACGGTTGACGACCTCAAACGGCGCTATGCCGCGACGCGGTTTCTGCTATGGAAATGACCGCCGATCCGGAGACGACCGTCCGGCAAAGTTATCTGAAACTCAGCCGCGACGCGGAAATGGCGCTCAAGGAAGAATTGAGCGCGATGGCGAAGGAAGGGCTGACAATGGCCACCGCCGCCGAGAAGCTTGGGCTATCTTTCCATCAAGTTAACAATCGAGCTAACAAGCATGGCATCCGGTTCCACGGCAAGAGAGGGCCGCGCCCGAAAGACCCGGACGCCAGGGACTTGGAGATGCGGCGGCTGTTCGTCGAGGACGGACATACTCTAGAGGCAATCGGCGAGAAGTATGGGATAACGCGAGAGCGCGTCAGACAAATCCTCCTCAAGCGCTTCGAGATCGCCGGCAAGGACGGCGGGGCATCCGCTGGAGCGCGCGAGCGCAAGGAAGCACGCGAGCGTGCACGCGAGCGCGTGAAAGAGGCATGGTGTTTCGAGAGGCGCGGTTGCTCCCTTGAGGAATATCGTGAGCTAACGGAAATAGGTCGCCGGATGAGGAACGCCGGGGCGGGATGGGAACAAACGCCGCTGGGAACGGTCACACGTCAGAGGACAAACGCACATAACAACGGTTACGAATGGCGGCTCTCGCTATGGGAGTGGTGGACCGTCTGGCGGGAATCAGGCAAATGGGATCAGCGCGGGCGGGGGCGTGGATACTGGATGGCAAGGAAAGACCATGCCAAGGGCTTCGTCCCCGGCAACGTGGTCATTGAACCGGGCGACCGAGCGGCGTCCCGGACGAGGAAGGAAGAACGGGCGACTATCCGCCGCGATAGCGATGGCTTGTTGGCGAATAAGGCGAGGCACAGCAATGGACTTCCAAGCATATAAATTTGAACTGTATAGCGGATGGCCGCCGGACGGTGAAGTTGGGGCCTATTTCGGCTTTGATCCAGAAGGCAATGTTTCGGTGCTTCGTTGGATAAACGGGGCATGGCATGGTCTTCGTTTCCAAAAATATACCCAAGGTCGGCACCAAGTCGCACCGGAATATTTCCGACGCGCTGATGATACGGAAAGCTATGTTATCCAATGGGCAGCGGCTCCTTGGGGGCATAAATTCGAGGAACGATGTGCGGAATGAATGTTTGCCCGCCACGGATATTGTGTCCCCCGTCTAGCCGCCGTGGCGGGCCGGGCGGGGGACGGGCTTTTGAGGTTTCACCGGCCCCCGCCCAACAAACTCGCGGAGTAGAGCAATGGTAGCTCGCCAGGCTCATAACTTGGAGGTTGCCGGTTCGAGTCCGGCCTCCGCAACCAATTCGGCGCGGCGAGAGCGTTTTGACTGTAGCCGTCGTACAGTCTGTGCACCCAAGCTTCGCTCTCACAAGCCCACGGCACGCCGCGTCGATCCTCGTTAGCGCGCTAGGGTGGTACCCTCCTACCTAGCTGCGCATCGGCCGGGCGCTCGGCCCCATTCTTCCCTCGGGCGCCCGGCCACCACGGAGCACCGACTGGTGCAATCAGCGTTGACTTTTAAGTCAACATTCGTAACCACGGCCTACCGGCCACACTAGAAGGAGACGCTTTCCGAGACTTTGCAGTTCCATCAAAGGCTTTCAACGACTGAACGATGGAAAAGGCGAGGCGCGGAACTGGAACACGTTAACAACCGCGCCTCGCAATTCGAGGAACGGAGGCATAGGCATGGAGGAAATCAAGAAGTTGATCGAGACGACGCAAAAATGGCGGCGCTTTCATCGGGAGCAATACGAGCGCGGGGTTAAGGGGGCCTGCATCGAAGCCGCCGCGTGCGCTATTCGTGAGACGGCTCTGCACGAGGCGCTAAACGCGGTCAAGCGCGAGCGAAGCGCGAGAATCTAATCATGTCATCGTTCACCATCCCGCTCCCGCCCTCTGTGAATTCCCTTTATCGCAATGTGCCGGGCAAGGGGCGGGTAAAGACACAACGCTATCATACGTGGCTGAACGCCGCTGGCTGGGCGATTAAGGAAGCGAAGCCGGAGGCGGTGCGCGGGGATTACATCATGACGCTGATCTGCCAACGGCCAGACAGGCGGCGGCGCGACCTCGGAAATCTTCTCAAGGCCATAGAAGACGTGTTGACGGCACATGGCATCATCGAAGACGACAGCCTTGCTGCTGAAATTCATATGCGGTGGGCGGGTCAGGGCCACGAATGTGCCGTCCGGCTTGAAGGCTCTTCTCTATGGCTTACGAGGGGTGCGAGATGACCAATCAACCAATCTGTATGAACTGCGATAGCTTAGGTTGGGTTTGCGAAAACCACACAGATCGTCCGTGGGGCGACGGGGGCAGCACTAGATCGGATGCTTGCGCGTGCGGCGCGGGCGCGCCGTGCCCTGTCTGCAACCCATGCGACCGGGACCACTCGCCGCGCGACGTGGCGGGCTCCACGCTCATATGGGACTTGGAACATGGATACCGGCACTGAGGGGCGCGGCATGACGCGCAAACAACGCCTAACCGCAGGGCTTATCAGCCAGTTCGCCTTGATCGGCGCCTGGGGTTGGCTCGTGTACGCGCTGCTGAGGCCGTGATGAGTAATTGGCCCTTCGGTGATCTTGAGCGTGGGAAGTACGGGGCGATCCTTGCTGACCCGCCATGGGCCTTTGAAGCGTGGTACGCGGGCGGCTGGCGGACAAGACCGGACGGCTCCCGATACTACTCTTCACCATCTCCGCGAGCAGCGCGCTATGACACTATGTCGGCTGCTGATATCGCGGCGATGCCCGTCTCGGAAATAGCTAAAGATGACGCCGTGCTGTTCCTTTGGGGCTGCTGGCCGATGCTCGACCAAGCACTTGAGGTTGTACGTGGTTGGGGGTTCAAATACAAGAGCTGTGCCTTTGTTTGGATGAAAGCAAACGCGCAGCAAATTGACATGTTCCGCGATGACTTGGATACAGACATGCTGCTAGGCTATTGGACCCGTTCCAATAGCGAGTTTTGCCTGCTCGGCACGAGGGGAAAGCCGAAGCGACAGGCGGCCGATGTACGCCAAGGCATCATCGCGCCCCGCCGCGAGCACTCCCGCAAGCCCGATGGCATTCACGAGCGGATCGAGAGGCTTGTCGCCGGGCCATACTGTGAACTATTCGCAAGGCAGCAGAGAGACAATTGGGATGTATGGGGGAACGAAACAACCAAGTTCGCCAAGTTCGCCAAGGTCGCTGCGGAATGATCTACGATATCCTTCCTTGTTCCATTAACTCCTGGCTCTACAAGCTTGGCGAGGGCTGGAAGCTGGCGTGTCTTTGGGACGAGTTGCCAATCGCCGATTTCACGGGATGGAACGGTGGCGGATATTGGCCTGTCGTATTGCTGCGGAGGGATGCGAAATGACCGCAGACAGGTTCGCCGATTTCCGCCACGTGGCGAAGGAATGGGCAACATTGAATGGGCTGACCGTCGAGTTCCAAGACCTGCCTGGCAATCGGCTGGCGGCGCGTTTCCATGCGCGCGACGAACACGGGGGATGGTTCTTCGATGTTGAGAGCGTTGGAGGAAGCCGCGCAACCAAGGTAGGAAAAGCGGCATTCCGCAATTGGATGCGTTGGCGGTTCGCCACCGTGCTACATGACTTGCAGGCCGAGCGGGAAACCATTGTCGGCGGAACCTGGACCGCCAACGGGAAAGACCGTGAAATTCACCCTATTGTGGAGGCAATAGCCCGGAAACACCATCTGAGCGTATCAAATCTGCGTGGCCGCAGCCGCCTCAAGCACATCGTCGCGGCGCGACACGAGGCGGTGCTGACGCTCAGAAGCGGGACGCGGCTATCGACGCCGCAAATCGCCCGCGCGGTCGGGTTGAAAGACCATACGAGCGTTCTGCACGTTCTGCGGAAACAAAAGGAAATAGTGGAATGAGCGGCATGGATTGGACGCCGGAAATAGTTTCGACACTCGTCAATATGTGGGGCGCGGGAAAATCGTGCGGCGACATCAGCAAGGTACTAGGCGTATCGCGCAGCGCCATCGCCGGCAAGATCGGCAGGCTCAAGCTGCAAAGGCGCAAGAAGGTCGAAAGAAAGATCAGGCCCAGCCGCAAAGGCGCGCTGAATCGCAGCCGAATGAAACAGCCCAAGGCTTGGGCCGATTTTGCGGCACCAAAGGATATTCGCCCAATCGAGATCGAGCTAGAACCGACCGCCGTCGAGCCCCATCGCGGCGTTTTCGCGCTCCGACGCGGCGAGTGCAAATGGCCCCACAATCACCCCGGCGGGCCGGATTTTCATTTCTGCGCCCAGCCGGCGGAACGAGACAGACCTTATTGCGCGTTCCATTGCCACATGGCTTACAGAATCGTTTGACATCCCGGCGATGGTTTGGCATAATGGCGGCACAAAGTCGGTGTGGGGACAGGCGCGCGCACGCTTGGTCTTCCGAATGAGACCTTACCCACCACGACTTTCCAGCGCCGAACAGTAGCGGTGCACAGGCTTATTCGGGAGCCGCAATGATTCATCATGTAACCTTGGCACGCAGCGGCCTTTCCGCCAGCACGGCGAGGGATGAATGATTGGCGCTACGCTTTTTTCCGGGGTCGGCGCGCCAGAATGCGCTTCGCCTGAGATCGACTGGCGATGGGCGGCCGAGAACGATCCGTTCCCAAGCGCCGTGCTGAAATGCCGGTTTTCCGGCATTCCCAATCTTGGAGACGTGACAGCCGATGACTTTTGCCAGCGCGCCATTGAAGCAGGAAGGCCAGACATCCTTGTTTTCGGGAGCCCCTGTCAGGACTTCTCGGTCGCCGGCAAGCGGCTTGGAATTTCAGCGCCTCGCGGTAACCTGGCACTCGTCGCCCTTGGCATTGCTGAACGACTGCGGCCCCGCTGGCTGGTTTTCGAGAACGTCCCCGGCCTGTTGTCCAACTGGTCCGGTGCGGAGGACGGTGATATTGAGCCGGGATGCCAGCGGGAAGCTGTCGAAAACAGTGACTTCGCAGCCTTCCTCGGCGAGCTACGCGAATGCGGGTATCTTGGATGCTGGCGAGTGCTTGACGCTCAGTTTGCCGGAGTTCCACAGCGCCGCCGCCGTATCTTCTTTGTCGGATATCTTGAAGACTGGCGACCGCCTGCAGCGGTACTGCTTGAGCCCGAAAGCCTGTCGGGGAATCCTCCGCCGCGCCGAAAAGCGGGGGAAGGAATTGCCCGCGATATTGCGCCTTGCGTTGGAGCAAGCGGCCGGGGCTTTGAGCGCGCTGGGGACACACGAGGGCAAGACGCCGTAATCGCCATCCCATCCACAGGAGACATTTCTTATTGCCTGAATGCTGACGGCATGGGCCGGCAGGACTATGAGAAGGAACCGCTGATCTCCCACTCCCTCCGCGCCGATGGATTTGATGCCAGCGAGGATGGCACGGGCCGGGGAACGCCGCTGATGCCGGTGTCCTTTGGCAGTCCCGTAGATACGACGGGATATCAGGGCGATGCCGTTGTAGGGGAAGGCGATGTTTTCCCAGCGCTGCCAGCACAAGGCGGAAATAATGGTGGCGGACCTGGCGCGCTTGTTTGCTTTACCGCCAAGGACCATGGCGCGGACGCCCTTGAGGATTGCTCCCCCACGCTAAGGGCGGGCGGGCACGATGCCAGCCACGCCAATGCGGGGGTGATGCCGGCGGTTACGGTGGCCCTACGCGGCAGAGAAGGCGGCGGGGTAGCGGAGATGGGCGGCGATACCGCAACGGCGCTCAGGGCCTCGCAGGGCGGCGGGGACAAGCCTCATGTGCTAACATCAGCGGTAGCATTCGATGACCGCCGCGGTCGATGTGGCGATCTCACTTCGCAGGGTGATTTAGCAAACACGCTACATGCTGCTAAGGGACAGAGCGAGCAACAGTGTGTCGCCAGCGCCATGGCGGTCCGCCGGCTTACCCCCGTCGAATGCGAGCGGCTTCAAGGACTGCCGGATGGATGGACAAACATCGTCTATCGCGGCAAGCCTGCGGCGGACGGCCCCCGATACAAGGCCATCGGCAATTCAATGGCCGTTCCCGTCATCAAATGGATTCTTGATCGCATCGTTTCAGTCGATCAGATAATCGCAAAAACCGAGGAAGATGCGAAATGATCGCCGCTCAGAAACAGCCCTACTTTCGCTTTTTCGCGTCCGATTGGCTGGGCGGAACGCGCGGTATGCGCGCCGCCGAGGTCGGCGTGTACATCACCCTGATAGCACTTATGTATGAGCGCTGCGAGCCGTTGCCAGAGGATCATAAGCGCTTAGCTCGTCAATGCGGATGCGATACGCGAGCCTTCGCTAAGATGCTCGAAATTCTGGTCGAAGACGGCAAGATCATCCGCGCGGACAGTGGGCTATGGAACAAAAGAGTGCAGCGTGAGTTCGATTTTCGCGGGAAAAAATCGTTAAGCGCACAAGAAGCTGCTGCGGCACGTTGGAAAAAAGAGAATAAAAACAAGGTTGCATCGGTGCAGTCGCAATGCGGACGCAATGCGGACGGTATGCTAAGCCAGAATCCAGATATCATAGAAGACTCTACCTCACTACGTTCGGTAGAGATTCCATTTCCTAACGGAAATGGCGCTGACGCGCCTTTCGATGTCAGGGCTTACCTCTTTCGAAACTGCCTTCAAAATCTCGCCCGCCAAACCGGAAAGCGGGAATCGCAATTGAGGTCGCTGCTAGGCCGGTGGCTCAAGCTCACCGGAGACGACGCCAAGGCGGTGAGCGAAAGCATCGACGAAGCGCTGCGGGATAACATCGCGGATCCCGTGTCCTGGATCGAGGCCAAGTTCAAGGCGCGAGACGGCCCGGACGAAATTTACCACTACGTCCCGCCGGAAGAACGAGAGAAAGCGAACCGATGACCTCCACTGAAATCCACGACATCGTCGAACAGATGCAGCGGCTGTACGTCGCGCCGAAGGGCGTGGACAGGTCCGAGTTCTTTTCCGCGCTCGGCGACGAACTGGCGAAGATCGACGCCGATGTGCTGCCCGATGCCTGGGAGCATTTGAAGGTCTGCCACAAATTCGCCGTCTGCCCTCGCTTGCCGGATTTCCATGCCGCCGCCGAGGCGGTCAAGAAACGCCGCGCCGAGGCGAAGGCACGGCAGATCGACGAGGAAGAGCGTTCATACGAGGCGAAAACCGCCATGCGCCGCCGGTGGGCCTGGGATCAGCTCCAAACGGAATTGGGGCGCCAGGCGGCGCGCGGAGATTGGGCGCTGGAACTGCTGGAATTTCTTGATCGCGAGGGCCGGATGCCGTCCGGACCAGAGATTGATGCGATTTGCAGGCGGGCCGAGGACAATTATCGGATGAGGCAGCGGAGCCGGGAAAATCTGGAAAAGCATCGCGGCGAGATGTTGAACACGGTGCTATGGGAACTCTTCGACGGAATGGAAGCACGCCGCGCGCGGGTCAACCGGCGCGCGCTTGGGGAAGAGGAAACGGGGGCTGGAGAATGACTTGCATAGTTTATAGAGATAACGTGCTGGCGGCGACTACGCCATCCTACGATGGCAAATGGCAGGTGCCTGATGAGGCGGCAACGCTGCGGCGCTTGGCCGATGGCCGCCTCGCTGCGTCGTGCGGTTTACACGCGGCTGGCCTCTGCTATATTGATTGGCTCGAAGCCAGCGGGGACAAGGACAAGCGGCCGAAGCTGCCGGAGACCACGGTCATCGTGATTGAGCTAGATGGCAAGGTGCGGGTGCATGAGGAAAACGGGGATTACACCGTGACGGGTCCATACCACGCATGGGGCAGCGGCTTGGCACCGGCGCTGGGTGCGCTCATGATGGGCGCCGATGCCGTGAGGGCGGTGGAAATCGCCGGCGAGATCGATCCATATTCGGCGGGGCCTGTGGTATCCGAGCGAAGCTGCCGCTAATGCCGGGCGGATTGGGTCAAGACGGCGCTAAGAACGCCTGGACTAACGTCAACACAGCCCAGTAAATAATCATGTTGCAGGCGATACACTGGCCCAGCGCCTTGAGCTTCTGAGGCCAGGATAGAGCGTCGAAGACGTACATGGCTCATTTCTCCTTTAGCGTCCGGTACTGCCGGCCCGGAGGCCGGCAGGGCGGGGGGCTAGGCGTCTTTGCGAATATCTTCGGCTTGAGCCGGCGAGCCTGCGTAACCGCGCATTCCCATTGCGGTTTCCCAGGCGGAAAGAGAACCGGCATCGCCAGCACCCGCACATGGAACGAATGAACGATTTTCAATATCGGACTTCGCGCCGCGAAGCGTTGGCGAGTCAACCATGAAGTCGGGAAAAGCCGCGCTTTCCCCATACCAGCGGTCGTTCATGCCGCGCCACACTCTCCATATTTCGCGAGGGTCCGAGGGGTCTGGCTGTATGGTGTAACGCCCAGGCTTTTCACGAGTAACGATCATCGTCTCTCTCCTTTTCTAGCATCCGGTACCGCCGGCCCGGAGGCCGGCAGGGCGGGGGGCTAGTCAATCTTGAAGACGAAATGGATCTCATTGCAATCGTGCAGATCCATTATCAGTATGTCGGCTGAGGTCGGCTCTAGTTTGCCGCTTTCCTTCGCCCATTGAACAGCCCATTCCATGGCGGCTCGCTGCCAATCAGTAGCTTTCTTGGTGCGCGTCATCGTCTCTCTCCTTATGCCTATGCCACTAATATAATGACGCCGGAAAAGCCTGTCAAGCCCTAAAACGCTAGGCTTGCATTTTTTTACGGGCGTGCTATATTCCCAGCATGGACGCGATACCGGAAAAGCGTGGTCGCGGGCGCCCGAAGGGCACGGCCTATCCAAGCCGGCAGGTGGTCAGGCTGACAGCCGAGCAGGATCGAGCCGTGCGGCTGATGGCGCGCCTCAAGGGCTGCTCCCAGGCCGAAGCGATCCGCCAACTCATTGAGGTAGGTCTCAGCGCTCCGACCGCGGATTATCCCAAAAATCGGTAGGCTTGCCGCCAAGAGCCGAATGGGCTATCTTTGTTCCCGGCGCTCGGTACGATGGGCGTAGACGCGCGAACTGATCGGCGGGTAGAATCGTACCAGGTGCCTGCGATTCGTGCACTCATGGGCCGGACAAAGATGGTACATTCGACGAACATCGCGGAACACGGCAAAAAGCGGGGCTAATCGCATTGGCGGCACCCCTTGGAAACAAATTCTGGATGCTGCGCTCCTCGCATGGGCGCCAGCCGATCTTCGCCGACCCCGATCAGCTATGGTTAGCGTGCTGTGAGTATTTCGAATGGGTCGAAGCCAATCCGCTCAAGGAGGATAAACTCGTTATCTTTCAAGGCATTGCAACGCACGAACCAGTCTACAAAATGCGCGCGATGACAATAGCCGGTCTTTGTCTATTCCTCGATATCAGTCAGAAAGCTTGGGGAGAATACAGGCAGCGTGAAGATTTTGGCGCAGTCACTACGCGAATCGAAGACGTAATCCGCTCTCAGAAATTCGCTGGCGCAGCCGCCGATCTGCTTAATGCCAACATCATCGCCAGAGACTTGGGCTTGGCTGATCGCAGCGAACTGAGCGGACCGAACAGAGGACCTATCGAGATTGATTCCACAGCCGCGAGAGAACGTCTCGCTGATGCAATCGATCGCCTCGCTGCCAAGCGCGGACCGGCGAGCGATATTGGCGAGCTTGAGTGACGCCGAAGCGGCGGCGCTCGAGTACGACTGGCGCGCCTGGGCGAGGCCCAATCAGATCGCGCCGCCCGGCGATTGGGATACGTGGCTGATACTCGCTGGCCGGGGATTTGGGAAAACTAGATCGGGCGCTGAATTTGTGCGGGAAGAGGTCGAGGCTGGAAGGGCGAAGCACATCGCACTGATCGGCGAGACGGCGGCCGATACGAGGGACGTGATGGTTGAGGGAGTAGCAGGCTTGCTCGCGGTGCATCCTCCAGATCGCCGGCCGCATTACGAGCCGTCGAAGCGGCGCGTCACATGGCCGAATGGCGCGCAGGCTGCCTTGTTCAACGCCACTGAACCTGATCAGCTTCGCGGACCCCAGTACGATCTGGCCTGGTGCGATGAATTGGCGAAGTGGCGCTACATGCGCGAGTCGTGGGACATGCTGCAATTCGGGTTGAGGCTCGGGGATCATCCGCGCCAAGCAATCACGACCACGCCTCGCCCGGTTCCATTGATCCGAGAATTGCTCCGCTCGCCGCGAACGGTGGTTACGCGAGGCACGACTTATGAAAACCGGGACAATCTCGCCGACAGGTTCTTCGACTCTATCGTCAAATCGTACGAGGGCACGCGGCTCGGCAGGCAAGAGCTCAATGCTGAAATCCTCGACGACGCGCCGGGTGCCCTGTGGACCCGCGCCAATCTGGACGATCACCGAAAGAACCCGGCTGCCCTCCCAGATATGCAGCGGATCGTGGTCGGTGTGGACCCTGCCGCGAAATCTTTCAGTGAGGATACGGCAGAGACCGGAATCGTCGTCGCCGGTCTTGGCGTGGATGGCAGGGGCTATGTACTCGATGACCTGAGTTGCCGCGAATCGCCGCGCGGCTGGGCGAGGCGAGCTATATCCGGCCTCGACCTGCACAAAGGCGACCTGATCGTGGCCGAGGCCAACATGGGCGGCGAGATGGTCGAGTATGTGATCAGGTCTGAGCGCGACACGGCAAACGTCAAGATTGTCCACGCGAGCCGGGGCAAGGTGACGCGCGCCGAACCGATCAGCGCCCTATACGAGCAGGGCCGCGTGAGCCACGTCGGCTCATTCCCGGAGCTTGAAGACCAGATGGTGCTATTCACACCATATGGTATAGAGGGCGAGACGACTGCGGATCGAGTCGATGCGCTGGTCTGGGCCTTCACGGAGTTGTTTCCCGGCCTTATCCAGGTTAACAGGACAGGCGAACTTCCACAGATCGACGCGGGGTGGGTGAGATAGCGGACTGGCTAACACACTGGCTAACATACCGCGAATTGGCTAACAGGACATGCAATCACTGGCTAACACATGATTATGCTTCGCTGCGCCAATTGCGGGGCGACCTATCCCGCTCATTCGGACCATGATTGTCCGGCTCCGGCCGGGCATGGAGTTGTCGCCGGCGGCTCAACGACGTATACATCCCGTGATCCGGATCGACGGCGATCCTATATGCGGGAGTACATGCGCGCGAAACGGGCGCGGGAACAAGTGACGGCAGGAGATCAAGATGGCGACTGACCCCCTTTCACTGACATTCACGGCGAGTACCGACGCGCACACGGCGGGCGATGTGATCGCGGCTCCGCAGGAGTTGGTCAACTTTGCGCGGGAAAACGGGCGCGGCGTGCTTCTCCAATCGATCACGCTGGTTGACGAGAGCGACACGGGCGCGGCCGTCGATCTGGTGTTTCTCAACGCCAACGGCTCTATCGGTGCGGAGAGCGCGGCGTTCGCGCCGACGGACGCGGTGGCGCTGACGATTATCGGCGTCGTGTCCATCACGGCCGCCGATTACGCCGATGCGGCGAATTCGCAGATTGCGACCATCCGCAATATCGGGCTGCTGCTGCACCCGGTGATTACCGACACGTCGGTTTGGGTCGGGCTCGTGGCGCGCGGCTCGATTACCCCGGCGGCGGCGGACGATATCAGCATCCATATCGGGAGGATGCACTCCTGATGCGCAGGCCGCCTCAAAACGCCCTGTTCATCGGCTCGCGGAGCTTCGATTATCCGCCGGGCTGGGTTATGCGCATGACGGACGGCACCGCACCACTGGTCGATATCGATTATGCGGCTGGTGGCTATTGGTTCAACGAGGTGGCGTATCCCTCCCATGCTGCCTTTCTGACCGCTATTGGCGGCACCTTCGCCCGCGCCTCGACGGCGACCTATTTCGACAGCGACGGTGTACTTCAGACGGCGGCGAGCGGGGAGTTTCGCCTGGATCACAACTCTGCGACGGGGGCAGCGCTTGGCGCACTCTTGGAAGGCGCGCGGACGAACTATTGCCTATGGAATCGCGATCTGACGAACGCCGCCTGGTCGCCTACGGATATGACGGCGGCGAAGACGGCGACCGGAGTTGATGGCGTGGCGAATAGCGCCTCGACGCTGACGGCCGACGCCGGGAACGCCACGCTGCTGCAAACCCTGACCAGGGGGTCGGCGGCGCGTGTTACGGGCTGCCGCGTCAAGCGCCGCACGGGCTCCGGCCAGGTCGAGATGACTCAGGACAACGGCGCGACCTGGACCGCCGTAACCGTCACGGCAGACTGGACGCGGGTCTCCATTCCCGCCGCGACGCTCGCCAATCCCATTCTCGGCTTCCGCATCGTCACGTCGGGCGACGAAATCGACGTTGATTTTGTCCAGCATGAGGAGGCGACTTTCCTGTCTTCCGATATCGCCACCACGACGGTTTCCGTCGCCCGCGCCGCAGACAGCCTTATCATAGGTCCGACCGGCGGGGTGCCGTTCACTGGCTGGAACGCGGTCGCGGGAAGCTTCGTCTGCGTCTATTCGGTTCCTTTCGTCAATGGAGCGCTGGAACAAGTAGCCTGCTCGTTCACCAACAATACGCTCAGCAACTTTTTTGCTTCGTTCATAGATGCGTCCGGCAACCTTGATCTCCAAAACAACTCCGGAGGCGGGCCGAACATGGATGTCACGTTCGGCGCAGCGAGCGCGGACACGACCTATAAAACCGCCTTCGCCATGGCGAGCAATGACGGGGCCGGTACGATTAACGCGGCCACCGTACAAACCGATGCGACATGCGCGCTGAATGCGGCGCTCGACAGGCTTCATATTGGGTTTCTGATCACTGGCACGAGACTCGATCTGTTCGGCCATGTGGCGCGTTTTGCGTATTTCCCATTCCGCATCCCCAATGCCGACCTCACGAGGCTGAGCGCATGACCTGGATATTGGTTCTTCTCATGTCTTCGCTGCCCTTGGCGGTCACGCTGCCGCCGGCGGAATATGACCGCGAACCGGCGGTCAAGTATGAGGTCATCGAAACCCCATGGCACAAGGTGGACGCACTATGCCCCGGTCACGAGTTTGAGCGGGTATTGGCCTGTGCCCGCGATTTCGGCCCGCTGGGCTGGACCATCGTCATGCCGAAGCGCGACGGCTCACTGCTGGGCGACGATTGGAAGCTGCTTCTCCGGCACGAGAAGGGGCACATAAACGGATGGCCGCGTTTTCATCCCGGAGCGCGGCTTGTCGGAATGTAAGGAGGCTACAATGCCGAGCAAGAGCAGGAAGCAGGCTCCTACCATGGCGGCCGCTGCGCATGACCCGGAGTTTGCGGCGAAGATGGGCATCCCCATGGAGGTAGCTCACGAATTCAACATGGCCGACAAGGGCGGCGGGCTCTTGCGCAAGAAGAAGCGCAAGCGCAAGCGCGACAAAATGGCCGATTGGCGGATGTACGAGGACTGATCATGGAAACGAGAGACCAGCTTTTCGAGCGGTTGACCTTCCGCGAATCGACCTTTGACATCGGCGCGGAATGGGATCGGTACAAGGCCGACAATAATATAATCAAAGCCGACTATGCCGCGCTCAGGGATTTCCGAAAGTGGCTGATCCAGAAGGCGCGTGACGAGCATGGTCTTCCCCCTGTCTGCGCCGCGTATTCTATGCGTGTAGAGGATGGCAAGGCCACCTTCGTCATGGAAGGGCCGGAAAGGGCGATGTGAGATGGCGCGCGTCCCGGCTGTAACAAAGGAATTCGAGGAGCACGATCTGGCCGCGCTTGTCGCGCAGGAGATTGCGCAGGCGACGAGCTATGACCAGTCGGACCTGGCGGCCAAGCGCAGCCGGGCGCTCGAATATCTGCGCGGCGAGATGAACGACACGCCGGCCAGGCCGAACGGGTCGCGCTCGACCAGCCGCGATCTGGCCGACACGATGTCATGGATGCTGCCTGGCATTATCCGTGTGTTCCTGTCATCCGACCGGATGGCCGAATACGAGCCTGTGGCGCCGGGGGTCAATACGCCGGAGGCATGGGCCAGGGCGGAGGAGGAAGCCGAGCAAAAATCTGACTATGTGACCTATGTGTTCTTCAAAGATAATGATGGCTATCGTATTGTCTATAACGCCACATTCAACGCGCTTCTCACCGGCAACGGGCCGGTCAAACACTGGTGGGACGACACACCTGAAGAAGAAATCAGCCATCATAGCCGACTCAGGATAGAGCAAGTCGCGGCGCTCATGGAAGACGAGGATGTCGAAATTCTTGCCCAAGAGGTCAACGACGAACCAGACGCCATAGCCGATCCGGCCACCGGCGAGACGGTTCAAGTCGAGACATACAACGTCAAGATCAAGCGCACGACATCGCGCGGACGGGTCAAGATAGTCGCCATCGAACCGGAAAATTTCCTCATCGACGAAGCGGCGATCACGATAGACGACGCGCGATTCTGCGCTCACCGCGATCCGTACATGACCCGTTCCAAGCTGATCGAGATGGGCTTCGACCGGGAACTGGTCGAGGGCTTGGCCGCCGATCCGAACGTGGCGCTCGATACCGAGGAAGCATCGTCGCGCCGAGTGGGCACGCCGCTGATGACGGGCTCGCCCATCAGGTCCGGCGAACATATCGACTTTTACGAATGCTATATGCGCGTGGATGTCGATGACGACGGTGTGACGGAAACCATCAAGGTTGCCTATGCCGGATCGGCCGGGGCAGGCGAGGTTCTGCACTGGGAAGTATGGGAGGACGACCTGCCGTTCTCCGATATTCCCTGCTATCCGCAGCCGCACAAGTACGAGGCCGATTCCGTCGCCGACCGGACGCTGGACATCCAGCAGGTCAAGACCATCCTGCTGCGGCAGACCCTGGACAATCTATATGCCTCCAATCTGCCGATGCGGGAGGTCGAACAGGGGTCGGTGCAAAACCCCGACATTCTGGTCAGCCCGAAATTCGGCGGGACCATCTGGAAAGCGCCTGGGTCGGCGCCGATCGTCCCCCATACGGTTCCATTCGTCGCTGATAAGTCCCTCGTCTTCATGGAGTACCTGGACCGGGTGATTGAAAAGCGAACGGGCGTGTCGCGGACCATGATGGCGCTCGACCCGGAGGCGTTGCAGAATCAGACGGCGACGGCCAACCAGAACGCCAGGGACGCCAGCTATTCGCAGATCGAGTTGGTCGCCCGCAACATGGCCGAACTCGGCTGGCGGCGCGCGTTCCGGCAGATACTCAAGCTGATCGTCAAGCATCAGGACCGGCCGCGCGTCATCCGCCTGCGTGACAAGTTCGTCGAGATGGACCCGCGCCATTGGACCGCGACGGCGGATGTCACGGTCAACACTGGGCTGGGCACGGGTTCGCGCGACCGCGACATGGCGATGCTGAACAACGTGCTGGCGACTCAGTTGATGATCGTTGATCGTTTCTCGGCTGCCGGGTTCAGGGCGGAAGCCATCGAGATGTTGCCGCGCATCCGTTCGACCCTGCTCAAGATCGCCGAAAGCGCCGGGCTCAGGAACGCCGATGGGTTCTACCCCGATATCGGCGAGGAGCGGCTACAAGCCATGCTGGTCAAGGCGGAACAGCAGGCCGGGCAGCCGTCCGAACAGATGCAAATCGAAATGGCGAAGATCGAAGCCCAGAAGCAAGCCGAGTCGGCCAGGCTCGAAATCCAGAAGCAGATCGAGGCGATGAAGGCCGAGGGCAACAAGATCAAGGAGGCCGCCCAGCTTGAGGGCGATCTGCGCGCCCAAGCGGCGGAGCGCGAAACGACGATCATGATCGAGGATCGCAAGATAGCCTTCGAGCGCGAAAAACTGGCTGTCCAGGCGCAACTCAAGCAGATGGAAATGCAGAACCGGCTCGACATCGAGCGGCTGAAGACAATGGAGCGCGAGAATGCAAGAGAGAACGCCGCAAGAGCGAATTCATCGGGCGGAAGAGGCGAAGCACCTGCTCGCCAATGACATTCTGGCCGACGCCATGCACGCCGTCCGGCTGAAAGCCCTGGTTGCGCTCGGTTCCGTCGATCCGGGCGACACCAAGGAGATCGCGCGCTTGCAGGCCGTCGCCAATTGCATAAGCGATGTGCGCGACGCGCTGGTCGCCGAAATCGCGCAAACCGGAGAATACGACGGCGGATTCTCGCCCGTCGCGGACAACGGATAGATTTGACGCATTGAACGGAGGATGCTAATGAAGGAACAAAGCGACAACACTCCCGCCCCAGACGATCAGGGTTCTGCGGGGACTGTCTCTCCCGACGAGGCATCGCTTGACGATGCCTTGGCCGATATTCTCGACGACCTGGAAACAGACACCGGAGAGGAAGAGGCCGGAGCCGAAGCCCAAGGCGAGGAAGCCGAGGACGACGGCAAAACGGTGGACGATGACGACGCCGAGGAGAGCGAAGGCGACGAACCGAAGACGGAATACGCCAAGGGCCGATTCGCGGCGGACGATGCCCGCGTAAGGCTTTCGGACGGAACCACGGTTACCATCGCCGAGCTCAAACGAGGCAGTCTCAGGCAAGCCGACTACACCCGCAAAACGCAGAGCCTCGCCGAGGAAAGGAAAACCATCGAGGCCACGCAGCAGCGGGTGACCGAGGTTGCTCAACAACTTACGCAGGGTCACGAGCAAATAGCTTGGTGGCTGGAACAGTTGAAGCCGAAACGGCCGGAGGTCGCGTATTCGGAAGATCCCGTGGCTCACGGGGAATACCAGGATGCGGCGGCCAGATGGCAAGAGGCCAGCAACTATTGGCAGCAGCAGCGGCAACAGGACATGAGCCGCTTGCAGGCCGCGCAACAGGAGCGGTTCAACAAGTACCGCGATGCCGAGAACGAAGCCTTGCTTGCGGCGATTCCCGCCCTTCGGGACGCCACCAAGCGCGCCAAGTTCACGCAGGCCGCAATCGAGGCGGCGGCGGAATTCGGGTTCACGGAACAGGAAGTACGCTCCATTGCCGATCATCGGTACTTGTTGGTGCTGAGAGCCGCGATGGCCTATCAGCGTCTTCAGGCCAAGGTTCCGAGGATCAAGGCCGATCTGCAAGCCAAGCCCGCGATGATGCGGGGTTCCAAGAGGACCACGCCGAAGCAAGCGAACGCTCGTACACGCCAAGCGAAGATTGAGAGGCTCAAAAAGGAGGGGACGGACGAGGCAGCAATGTCCGTCCTCATGGACATGGACCTCTAATCATGGAGCTTCGCAATGGCGCAGGTTTCAAACACCTTCGAGACCTACGACGCGATAGGTAACCGCGAGGAGCTTGCGGATACCATTTTCAACATCACGCCGCAGGAAACACCATTCGTGTCTCTGATCGGCCACTCGCCGATCAAGACGACGCACCCGGAATGGCAGACCGACACTCTCGCCACGCCGGACACCGCCAACAACCAGCCGGAAGGCAACGACTGGACCTATGACGCGCTGACCGCGACGACCAGGGTCGGCAACTACGCCCAGATCAGCGAGAAGACGCTGATCGTGTCCCGCACCCAGGACAAGACCGACAAGGCCGGGCGCAAGTCCGAACTGGCCTATCAGGTCAAGAAGAAGGGCGTGGAACTGAGAACCGACATGGAGGTCATTCTCCTGTCGAATCAGGCGTCAGCAGCCGGTTCCGGCGATGGTGCATCCAATCGCACCGCCGGTGGGATGCGGGCTTGGCTCGCCAGCAACGACAGTCTCGGCGGTGGCGG